GCCTAGTCAATTGGCTAAATCTCTCTGTATTTGCGTAATTATCTACGAATGCGCTAATAAAATCAAATGCCATCCAATTTTTTTGGGTAAAGGTAATGATTATTTTTTAACTCCAAATAGGGTTAAAATTTAAGCAAATTGCCTAAACATAGATTGAGTAAATATGGATAGCCCTGCCATGCAATCAGGCGCATCATCATTTTTATTTTTACCCTCTTTACTAAATTGCAGGATATTTTGGATAAATAACTCGCATTCAGGAGTACCATTTTTAACGAAAATCATTTTATTTTGTATATACATACTCTGCATTATTATCCTAGTCATTTTATTAACAGTATTATGCACGGGTAGTATTTTCGTATGCGTTTCTTTTTGCAAGTATCTAGAGAATATTGCGCCCATGCTATTACTCTCTACTCTGCAATATGGCACGCTCCATGCGTTTAATTTTTGGCTAATCATAGGCAGAGTTATATCTGTATTTGCTTTGGTAAATACGTAATCTACCACATATAAATCATCTTTACCTACTCCTAATATGGCAAATGCCGTATAATCTGCGCCCTGATCTGCTACATCGCAGTATGCAATGTATCCACTAATGGTATCTTTTATGCCATCAAATGCATGTGAGTCTATTATTTTAAGATTATTGAATAATCTACCCTCTATATCTATAGGCTCTTGCATGTACTCTGCCATCCATATTCCTGGATCAGTTCTTTTTTTCTTTTCTAGGTACTCTGCAGTACTCATAACCTGCTCACAAAATGATTTATTATGCTCATCTAGGGCAGGGATGATGATAGATTTATCATAGATTTTCTCATTTATTTGCATGCCTATCACATCATTTACGCTCCATCTAGTGCCTATATCTATGCGTTTACATCCACTCTCAAATCTACTATCATGCGTCGCGGCTTTCCATTGCAGTATCCTATCATTCTGCGTATCACTTAATGCCTGCTCTAATCCTGTATATAAATCATCCGTTATGGCTAAATTGGATGCCCCAAATCCTATAATAGTACCTCCTACCCCTGCACCGAAATAACTTACCTGCTTTGCGCTATTAGTATTCCATCCTTGTAAATTGGCTTTATCATCTGATAAAACTACTCCAGGAAAAATGGATTTAAATCTATCACTTTTAACTATTGCTCTCACATCATAGGAAAATTTGATGTATAATGTAGCAGTACATGTGTTACGCATGATGCTCTCTTTAGGATTTCTACCTATGCTCCATGCACAAAATAGGGAGGTAATGTATGATTTTCCTGCTCTAGGAGGCATTGATACGCTCAATGAGCGGATTTTATCCTCCTCTATATCCTGGAATGCAGATGCTATTACTTTTATAAATGGGCGCGCATCAAAAAATTCCTGATCATAATACCTACAAAATTCCCAAAAATCTCTCCTACATAGTTCCTGCCTCAATAGGATTTTTAGCGCATCCCTCTTTTCACTCATCCCCTTTTAATAGTTCTTTTATCTCATCAGTAGATAATCCACTCAAATCTACGTTTGTATTAGATTGCTCTACATATGCCTGGTTTAATCTTTTATGGTCATCAGGCTCTGCAATTATTTTAAATGCGGCGATTTGCAGAGTAGCATTATCACTCTTTATCCATTTTTGGAGGAGGTAATTAGTAGATGATGCCCTATTATGAGCAAATGCTCCTTTTATTGTATCTAATTTATCTAAATTGTGATTATACGCAGTCGCTCTAGAGTAACTCAATACATCCCAATTTATATGCGCCCATCTGCACCAATTCATCTCCTTTATGATTCGTATCATCTCCTCCTCATATATCTTTTGCTTTTGTATATCCATGATTAATATTTTACCAAATGAGCGAGTATATGCCAAATAATGCGAGCGCAAAGAATATGCGATATAGTGAATGCACTACCATCATTGGTTTAAAAATCCATATTTGTATATTTTCCATCTTTTTCCACGGGAAAAAAAATAATACAAATCTATCTAGCATAAAAATAAATGCGAAAATGGGCATTATTAATATCCCTGCTATTACTTTAATCTTTTGTTTCATGGTACAAATATAACTAATATAAAAAATAATGCATGTGATAGGCTATTTTGGGGCTAAAATAGTATTATATACATGCTCTGCTATTGCTCTCATCATTAGGGGAGGTACTGCGCGCCCTAGTCGCTCTGTTTTTTTGGTATATTTCTCTCCTAGATAGTAATCATCAGGAAAAGACATAATACGTATCAATTCAGGTACTGTTAACTCTCTATTTTCTTCCCAATGGCATAGGCATGCTCCTTTATTACCCTGCCTTTGGCATATGGTTGGGCTAGGATAGTGCCTTTTAATGCGTATTAATCCAAATAAGGCTTTTTTAGATTCACTATATTTTTTACCATTCTCTCCCTCTTTCATTTGCATGAGTATATTTTTTACTTTTCCTTCGCTATGAGTAGCATCTTTTATATCCTGGTCGCTATTAATCACTCCATTTAGAGCCTCTAATACGCTAATTGCTTTGCTTTGAGGCTTTGGATAGGTTATTTGCCTATTTATATCATTTCGTACTCCTATGAATATGGTACGCTCTCTAGATTGCGGTACTCCATAATCTTTAGCATTCAATACTTTATATCTCACATCATATCCACATTCTACTAATGCATCATATATATTTTTAGGCTTTTCAAATAGGCTAAATTGAGGATTGCCTAATAGATGCGATGCGGATCCTAATGTAATACCTTTTACATTTTCGCATATAAATACCTTTGGTTGTATCTCATTTAGTATCCTAGCAAATTCAAAAAATAAATCATCTGTCCTCTGCGTAGTATCACTATATTTTTTCTCTTTACCCCAATCTTTTTCTCTATTGCCACTTAATGAAAAGGAGGAGCATGGAGGAGAGCCATCTAGTATATCTAACTCTCCCTTTGCCATTCCTATTTTATCCAATATCATCTGCCCATTTAACTGCCTTATATCCTGGTCGAAAATATATGTATCAGGATAATTACGCTTATATACATCCCTCGCGGCCGGTATAAATTCATTAATTGCTAATACTTTACCTCCTGCTAATCTATAGCCTGTGGATGAGCCTCCTCCTCCTGCAAATAATGATACTACATTAAATAGGTTTTTTTTGGATTGCTCTAAAACATCTGCCAAATGATATACCATAATTATACCTTTAATTGTTTAAAATTAGAGTTACCACATTGCATATTACTAGGTCGCCTAGCCTTAAATCTTTTAAAGAAATCAGGATATAAATTTATCAAAATTCTTTTCCTACCAGGCTGATTTACCTCCTCAAATGTTTTATCCCAAAAATAATTATACACATCATCATGCATAAATGGGGCTATTAATGTTTTACCTTTTGATTCTGCATATGCTTTGGCAGATTCATATTGTTTTTTATATGTACCATATACTTTTATTCTATATTCCTGCATAGATTTCAATGTAGGTACTTTGGTTTTCTCCTCACGTTTTGATTTAATCATAAAATCTCTACCTAATCCAAAATATGCATCACTACCTAATCCTGTATAAATCACATCCTGATCTATATTATCTATCAAAATGCAGAATAAACTCATAGTTAATAAACTCGCTTTTAATCTAGGATTAATGCCATGCTCTATTAAAAATTGCTTATACTCATCTAAATTAGTTTTACTATCTATTTTTACTACAGTATAATCAAAATCATAATGCTCTACTATATCTATAAATGAGAGATAATCATCGCTATCAATATCATCCATTTTAATGGCATATGGCTCTATCTCTAGATTTTCATCCATTAATAGATTTAATATTACGCATGAATCAATTCCTCCACTCAATAATACTGCTACATTTTCATCATCTTTTTTTACTGATTTTTTTAATAATTCTTTTAACATAATTCTATATTTTTTGATTTTTACATGATAGGCTATGTATCTCCTCATACACTAGGTTATAATCTCCCCATTTATCTATTAATTGGGATTTTCTTTTTAGATCAGTAATGGGCATATTATTCTCTTTTTTTATTACCCCTATCTCCTTACTCACTTGCATCCTGGCATTTAATAAATGGATTATTTGATTATCAATATTATCTAATTCATAACGTAAATACTCTATAGGAGCAATGGGATGTAAATAATTATCTATATCCTCTATATCTATTTGCTGATCTACATCAGTTAATGCATGAGCAGGAGATGGATGCGCCTCTATTATATAATTTTTATAGCCTAGATGCATGGAATAATCTATAATTTGCTTTATTAAATCCTTTTGCCCTGCAATATGCGACGGATCTATAAATATATCATCCATAGATAATCCCATATTTTTTCTAAACTTTTCTAATTCATCCCATTTAGGCTCATTTCTATAAAGTGATTTGGGATTTATAAATCCTCTAAATATTGGATTTACTTTGATGCCTCTATTTAAAAATCTACTTATTGCGCCCATCCATAATTTACTATCATTGGCTATAGGGTTTTTTATTCCTATAAAATCAAATTCTCCAGGAGTAATAGCCTCTGATAATTGAGCCATTGTAAACGGATCTCCACTACTCCTAGCCCCTATCCATATATTTGCCTTTATATTTCGTACCTGGTCTAATTGTTTTAGATTGCTTACCTCTGTATAAAATGTAAAATCATACATTTTCTGCAGTTGCTCTACTATATTAATGGCATCCATCCCCATTCCACTAAATGCATCTGCATCTGTTCTCGGTTTCCATATGCCTCCTCTAATATGTGTATATCCTTTATTAAGGAGTTTTATTATTGCCCATTCAAATTGGATATTATTCTCAATGGCGCACGGTCCTGCTATTATTCTCATATCTCTATTTGATTGCTATTATACCAACAAAATTAAATGCCTGATAAAATGTAGATATGTGCCTATAGCCCAAAATCTGCAAATCAATATAATTTTCCTCTAGTGTTTTAGGTTTCATTATGAGCCTTAAATCTCTCTCTTTTTTAAATATTTCCTCACTAGAAAAATTTTGAGCCTTGTAATCATAATGGGAAAATGTTAATACCTCCTGCAGTTTTCCATTATCCTGGTATATCTTTTCTGCCAAAATAAATACCCCTCCATTATGCAATCCATTGTATATATCCTTTAATAATTTAAATCTTTTGGATGGATTAATAAATTGCATGGTAAATATAGAATAGATGATTTGAGCATTTAAAAATGATGGATTATCAGTTAAATCTATATTGCTAAATCTTAAATTATTGCTTTGTGATATTCCTGTATTTTTTGGCAATAGATTACTATTATCATATCCTATTTTAGGGCATTTATATGGCAGTTCTTTTAATAATTTGCCGGTACTGCATCCTACATCATATATAGCCCCATCATCAGTTACAAAGTAATCACTAATGGATTTAATAGCCTGTATGAGAAAATCGTAATTAGGTACTGATTTATTAATATGATTATCAAAATCCTCTATAGTATTAAAATCAAATTTCTCCATTTTCTTTAGTTTTAAATGTATCATTATAGTAATCCTCCCCATGATACCAATATAAATAATTACTTGTGCCTGCGCTTTTCCTCATTTTATCTCCATGCGCATCTATTATCTGCTCCCTCTCCATTGCTTTGGCTTTTTCAAATATTACTATAGCATCCTCGGTTAAATAGTATATCTCATTTATTTGTTCCATGAGCCATTGTATTGCAGTTATTTTTTTATCCTTACTCATATCTAATCCATTTATTTGCCCATTCAATTTCTCCCTCTAATGCCTGCCTCATTGCCTCACTCATTATAGTATCATACTCTTTTAATCCCTGCTTTACATAATAGGCATATTTAGTAATCTTCCTGGTATTTTCTAATTCCTTTTGCTCATGCGTATCACTTACATAGTGGTATATAGAATATGGTATATTATTTACTTTATTCTCTCCTACTATTTTTATGATGCCTATATCTAGTAGATTTGATAATATGCCCGTGATAGTCTGATGGGGCATATTTAATGAATTACGCAATGCATCAGTATCACATTGATTACTATCTCCCCATATTTTAATATGGTTTAATACGCGCAATGTTTTAGTATTTAATGCGCCTGATTCGATTAATTTGGCATATGATTCTCTTTTTGCCTGGCTTGTTAACTTTGCTTTCATGTTTATATTGTTTTTATTGTTTACTATTTTATACCTCTAGATTCAAAATAACTCCATATTTTCTCAATGGATTTTATAGATAATGATTTGCCATTTAAAAATACATGCAAATTCGGCTGATATACTCCTACATCATTTGCAAATGCATTTAAACTCATTTTATTATCATGTAGATATTCTACTATTTTTTGCCTGGTATAATTATTTAAATCTGATAAAGTCATTTTCTTACATATTTAATAAATCTAAAAAATCATCCTTTTTTTCCTCATGGGGTTTATTTGGATAATTACTATTATTTTGAGATTGCGTATTATTCCTATCATCTATAGATATGCTAATGTATTTATCTCCTGCTTTGGATTCTCTAATCCATCCTGCAATGTAGATTAATTCATTTTTATACATAATCTCCCCTTTCCAATGTGGATGCGTATCCTTTTCTCTCTTTTTGTTTTGAAATAGTGCGCCACTATTATTTTTTTTGTTTTCCATTTTATTTATTATTTAATTATATACTATCCATTAATCTATCAAATATCACTCTAGCATCCTCAATGCGTTTATGCATTGCCTCTATGATATTATCATCTTTTTTTATTGTAAATCTCCTTACTCTTTTATCCTCTGGTATATGCTCTACATTTGCCTCTCTCATAACTATACTAGTAGCCTTTTCCTCTGCCATTGCCCATAAATCATCTATAGAGGTAGCCATATTAAATTCATGAGGTCTATCCACATAGTAATATGTTAATCTCTTTATTTCTGCCCTAACTATATGATCAGGATGATTACTTAATACATACACTAATTCTGCCTCCTCTTTATTAGTTAAATCCATGTACGCCTGCATTTGATACTCATAGGATTTATTATTTGGATTGCCAAAAAAAGGAAAAGTTAATGCGCTAAAACTACTTTTTATATCTACCAGGATGCTACCATTATAATCAGGCTCTCCTATAAAATAATTATTTGCTATCCTAATTTTAGGCGCATTAGCATCTATATCTAGCCATCCTAATACTCTAGATGCTATTTCTAGATTTTTAGCCTCATTTGTAATGCCTTTATCCATTTCTTTAGTGGTTATGGTTGGTTCATCTATATCGTATTTATGTAACAGTACATTTTTTTGTATCACTTTCATAGCAGTATCTCCCCATTCCTGATCCTTACTCCTACCACTAGCCATTAAATTGCCCATTTCAGATGGGCGCACTAACCATACATGATTCATATTATAGATTTTGTAGTGTTAATAATTGCTCTTTTGTTAAATCATATTTCTCAATAGCCATATCTATACTCCATGCATTACCATTAGGAGCAGGCTCATTATTTACTATTAGAGAGCATAATTTATTAAATTGATTCACGCTCAATGCAGGCTTTTTATCCTTATTATTTTCTTTTCTAATTTGCTCTCCATTAGCATCATTATCTATATCAGTAACTAATGATAGGCATACTGCCAATGAATATCTACGGTAATAGGTTATGCCACTACCAAATGCCTGGTAATCATTCATCTTTGCTAGGCTTATTCTAGGTATCTCCACTACACTATCTATCATCTCTGCAGATTCTATATGGTATATGGTAGTATTTAGGTAGGTTATACCCTCTCTAGTGTTTAGAGTTTGCACATAACCTAATCCATGTTTATTTAATAATGGATTAATTACCTCTAATATTTTGGGTAAATCTGCAAATTTGTAACCATATCCATCTGCATTTTTCATAATTACAGGCACATCATTTCTAAAATCTGCCAATGCTCTTAAAATTTGTTTCATAATGTTTATTTATTTCTAGTGTTTAAATTGTGTTTAATTTTCATGTACTTAAATCCTACTTTTTTCTGCTCTGAAATAGTCATTTTGTTATAATCCTCAATTTTAATACCTACTGCATCGCAGATAATTTTGTTTAACTCATCTAATGTTTTCATAATGTTTAA